TACCGTCCATGTACAGCGCATGGCCTATGAGCACGGCTATTATGAACTGGTTCTCTTTCTGGAGGAACACAAAAGGGAATACGCCCGCTTCATTCTGACCGGTGAGTAATACACAGTCTCTCTCTCACATCTTTGTGTACTATATATCGCCTGAATCGCTTGCTATTACTGCCCTTTAGAGTGATATATGTACATACCAAAACGAAGGGAGCACACCACCATGAAAGACACCAAGAAAATGACCTACAAGGAACTTGAAACCGAGCTTATTAAAAACCGCTGCGAGCTCAGAGCCACTACGGACCTCGACCGCAAATGCGAACTTACCAACCGCGGCCACGTCCTGATGGTCGAGATGGACAGCCGCTGGAATCAGGGAGGAAAAAACAATGACTGAGAAGCAGATGAAGCAGATCCAGAGCCAACTTCCGAGGGACGAGAAAATCAACCGCTGCTACAGAGCCTTCGAGGGTGACATTCGGGTGATCTCCCGAAAGCCGGACGGCAGCGAGGTTCGCTACACGGTGAGTTTCGACGCCGACGACAACGCGGCGATCAAAAAATTCTGAAGGGACGGCAGCCCTTCCAAGCGCACCCGGCAAAACCCTTTCGAGTTTTGACCTACATTTTATACAAGGAGGCGCTTCCCATGAAAAACCCACACCTCGGCCAGATTGTCCACAACTTCGGTTTCACCGCTACAGTGATCGGCTTTCATAAGATCACAGGTGACCCGGTCCTTCAAGACATTAACGATGGCAACAAGTGGATTGCGGAAGCTGCCAAATGCGAACCGGCAGGGGAGACCATGCTCAAGCACAAGCACGGTCTTATCTGCTTCGGATAACATATAGCACCAACCGAGCATACAGCCCTTCGGGGCTGTGTCTCGTACAGATATATTGTGGAAAGATGGCCTCAAGTCTTTTTTATGCTCACAGAAAGGAGAAGACGGCATATCCGAAAGCTCAAGAAATATACTCCAACCAAATTCATGACGAAAGATTCCTGCTACGACAAGGACTCTGCCGATTATGCCGTCCATTTTATTCAAAGCCTGCGCCACACGAAAGGCCAGTGGTACCGTGAGCCTTTCGAACTTATCGACTGGCAGGAGCAGATCGTCCGTGATGTGTTCGGCATTCTGAAACCCAACGGCTACCGGCAGTTTAATACCGCCTATGTAGAAATACCGAAGAAGATGGGTAAGAGCGAGCTGGCTGCGGCCATCGCGCTGCTGCTCACCTGCGGCGATGGAGAGGAACGAGCGGAAGTTTATGGTTGCGCGGCCGACCATAATCAAGCGTCGATTGTGTTCAACGTGGCTGCGGATATGGTTCGGATGTCTCCCGCACTTTCAAAGCGCGTGAAAATCCTCGACTCCAAGAAACGCCTGGTCTACCAGCCAACCAGCAGCTTCTATCAGGTGCTCTCGGCAGATGTGGCGAACAAGCACGGTTTCAACACCCATGGAGTAATCTTCGACGAACTGCACACCCAACCGAACCGGAAACTCTATGATGTAATGACCAAGGGCAGCGGCGACGCCAGAATGCAGCCACTATATTTCCTAATCACCACGGCCGGAGATAACCAGAATAGCATTTGCTGGGAGGTGCATCAGAAAGCGCTGGATATCATCGACGGCAGAAAACACGACACGACCTTTTATCCAGTCATATATGGTGCAGCGCCGGAGGACGACTGGACCGATCCAAAGGTCTGGAAGAAAGCCAATCCATCGCTCGGAATCACGGTGAACATCGACAAGGTCCGAGATGCCTGCGAGTCCGCCCGGCAGAACCCAGCCGAGGAGAACGCCTTCCGCCAGCTTCGGTTGAATCAGTGGGTCAAGCAGGCGGTGCGCTGGATGCCGATGGACAAGTGGGATGCCTGCGCATTCCCGGTTGACCCCAAAGAACTGGAGGGCCATGTTTGCTACGGCGGCTTGGATCTTTCCTCCACGACAGATATTACGGCCTTTGTGCTGGTGTTCCCGCCGATGGATGAGGAGGACAAGTACAGCATCTTACCATTCTTCTGGATTCCGGAGGACAATGTGGATCTTCGCGTCAAGCGCGACCATGTAAACTATGACCTCTGGAAGAAGCAGGGCTTCCTGCAAACCACCGAGGGTAACGTTGTCCACTATGGCTTTATTGAGAGCTTTATTGAAAAACTCGGTACCAGTTACAATATACGTGAGATCGCGTTTGACCGCTGGGGCGCTGCACAGATGGTTCAGAACCTTGAGGGCATGGGTTTCACTGTTGTTCCATTCGGTCAGGGCTTTAAGGATATGTCTCCGCCGACCAAGGAACTTATGCGACTGACGCTGGACAAGCAGCTTGCTCATGGTGGGCACCCGGTTCTCCGCTGGATGATGGATAACATTTATATCCGGACGGATCCTGCAGGAAACATCAAGGCCGACAAGGAAAAGAGCACAGAAAAGATCGACGGTACGGTAGCGACTATCATGGCGCTCGATAGAGCGATTCGGTGCGGAAACGACAATAGCGCTTCGGTCTATGACAGCCGAGGCATTCTGTTTATATAAAAGTAAATGCCGCTATGATTTCTCATAGCGGCATGGTGTGGCTGGAATTACGATTACTCAACCCTTCCACAAATACTTAAGTCAACTGTAGCTGGATTTACTTTTATACCCTTCTACGCCATTAGAATACCATCATTCATCCTGGATGTCAACAGAAATTTTTATAGAATGATATTCAGTACCTGCTCTACGGTATCATATGCAATCTTAGCTGAGGATATTCCATTACACACTATGTTTTTTACATCATCCAAAGAAAGATTATTTATCTGAGAAAGTGGATAGTGCAGAGTTAACGGTGAATCACTAGCTTCTGATAATTTTGTTCCATCACAGGCCTTTGTAGACAGAAAAATACTCCATTCGCATTGAAATGCGGTGTATTGGCAGTAATACTTGTCATATGATCTCAAAGCTTTATCCAAAGATAGTTTGAAATATTCAACCATCTTTTGGTGTACCGCTTTCATTTCTTCGTATGTTGGAACAATAAGTCGGAAATTATCATAATACCTTTGAGTGATCTCACTTTTTTCTTTGATTTGTATCTTATCAATACGCGCAATTGAATTTGTGGAAGGTATTTTGCAACACCCAAATAATCGGAGTTTTTCCCATTTTTCTTTTGTATAACTTGTTAGCGGTATGACATAAAAAACATCTTGTTCTTTTAACGTTTGAATAATAACAGAGGGATGTGTTCCTTTGAACGAAGACGGGGTTGATCCTTGGAATTTTACCGCATAGATTCCACTATTAATTCTAGTTTTAATATTTCCACCCCTCTTTCATTTTCTACATAATACACGCTAAAGACCAACAATGCAATAATATCTGCCACGCTTTTCAAAGGAGACTGATAAATTTTGAGCATATTTCCTGTTCTGTTCCGTTCCCGAGACAAGCCCCAGAACCGCACGGCGGGCAGTTCTTACAGTTTTCTGTTCGGAGGCTCGACCTCCGGCAAGGCCGTAACGGAGCGTACCGCTATGCAGATGACCGCTGTGTACTCATGTGTCCGGATATTATCCGAAACAATAGCTGGGCTTCCGCTCCATGTTTACCGATACAACGACAGCGGCGGCAAGGAGAAAGACCTTACACACCCGCTATATAAGCTGCTCCATGACGAGCCAAACCCAGAGATGACTTCATTCGCGTTCCGTGAAACGCTGATGAGTCATCTTTTATTATGGGGTAATGCCTATGCGCAGATCATCCGCAACGCCCGTGGCGAGGTCGTGGCGCTGTATCCGCTGATGCCAAATAAAATGACGGTCGATCGTGATTCAAACGGCCGGCTTTTCTATTTGTATCAGCGAAGTTCAGAGGACGTACCCTCGCTCGGGAAAGAAAGCCAAGTTTACCTTGCCCCGTCCGATGTATTGCACATCCCTGGACTTGGCTTTGACGGGCTGGTAGGCTACTCGCCGATCGCGATGGCAAAGAACGCTGTCGGCCTTGCCATTGCCACGGAGGAATACGGCGCCAAGTTTTTCGCCAACGGCGCCGCTCCGGGCGGCGTGCTGGAGCATCCCGGCACGATCAAAGACCCGCAGAAGGTCAAGGAAAGCTGGAACGCCGCATACCAG